GATGTTACCTGTTACGCCAAACGCCTTTACGCTTGAAAATTACTACTTCATGCCACGCAGCTCCACGGAATGGCTGAAGGAAGGAACGATCACGGCTGACTGGGCGCTGTCTGCTTCGCCAGATTCGAACGGTAACGGTGTGATCCAAGTGGCCTATAGTGGTGGCACCAACTTTGTGGCTGGTGATATTGGACGACAAGTCATTCAGGCAGGCACCGGAGATAGCGGCACACTGCTGGATTTCGAAGTAGGTATTGATGGCACGCTGTATGCGTGGATCAGGCCGGATGATTCGACGCCAGTTACAGGTGACATCTTTGATGGTACTGGCGCACTTAGCGTTACGGCAGACAGTGGTACTGGTGCATCAACCACCAGTGTCGCAGGTGTTTCGGGGCAAACTCGATATACTGCTATTCAGGCTATTGGTAGCGTGCCAGCATTCTCGGAAGTTTATGTGTATCAGAATCGCACTAAGCTGACAGACAGTACTGGTGGGTTCCAATGGTGGACGACTGACCCTGATGTGTCGCTGGGAATTATCTCGATTCTGGTCAGGACGCAGGCATCTGGTACGCTGATTGCTGATGCTGACCTTGAGGTATTCGCACGTAGGTACACATCACTGTATGACAACTTCCGATTGAACGTCGCAGGTGGTGGTTTTTCAGCACTGCCGTTGGCATCAGCCCCGGACATTAACAATACAACCGGGTATCGCAGATTTACTGGTTCGGCAGGTTCAGGAACATTTCTTGCTGATGAATTAGTCATTGAAGCAACGAGTGGAGCGCAAGCTGTACTTACCGCAGTTGGCGGTACGGTTGGTGCTCCGATACTGGAGTACTACCTTGTTGGTGATCTGGTTGATATTTTCAGCTCTGGCGCACAGACGGTCACTGGTCAGTCATCTGGCGCAACCTGCACATCCGCAGCACCAGTTGCAAATACCGACGGACCAACTGATGTCGCAGCAGGTGAAGGTGGCACAGTTACCATTACGCTTGGTAGCACGACAGCTGATCATGACGGTAACGGCACAGCAGAGCCTTACTCAATCATAGTTGATGCGCAGGGTGACGTATCTGTTGCCAAGGTATATGAGCGCATCAAGTATGTGACTCGGCGTGGCGCAACACAGACTGAGTTGTTTGGTGCTGGTGTCAACATACCGGGTGAATCGTATCGCGGTCTTGAAGCGTTGATTTACTATGACACTCCATCAGGAACGTTCAATGAAGGCGATGACATTACTGGTCAGGGCGGCTATACGGCCAGACTGATTGGTAATCGCTCATCGGTGGCTGGTGAGGATGTAGTGCAGACCTATATCACAGTTACTGACCAGCAGACGTCACTTGATGCCGTGGTTAATAACGATACGCTGACGGATGAATCATCCGATACCGTAGTTGCTGACACCGCAGGAGCAGGTGGCGCAATCCTTTCGATCAGCTCACCAAAGGCATCGCCGTTCGGTACGTTTACGGGAACCACGATCTTCGGTGCGCGTGGTGTGCTTTACAGCAATATCGACGTAAACCCGCAGGCATACATCCTTACTGATGATCTTGGCACGCTCAGAACACCGCCGAATACGGTTACGATTCTGATCGACAATACTGCAACCGGAGATCGTGTGCTGGTAGCGCGTGATACTGGTGTTGCTGGCATTATTGACAAGGATCAGTTTGGCGGCATGACAGTGACCAGCGCTTCTGCCACGTCGATTACGGTGGCTGGTACGGTGGACTCAGAAGTCCCACCAGTAGGTTGGGTGCGAGTTGTTGAGAACACGCTTCAGCAGGAGCATCGCTATGCGTACTCGTCTCGAACAACGGGTGCCAGTGGTGTCTTCACGCTGACTGCCATCACACCATCGACGGCAACGGGAGGCACAAGTTCAACCGCGCTGGTTGACTCTGGCGCTTCGTTTGTCGCGCAAGGTGTACAGGTTGGCATGTTGATTCAGGACACAACCAATACTGGCACCTACGAAGTTGTTTCTGTTACCAACGCAACGACGCTTGTGATCACTCATCTGTATGGTGCAGACCTGTTTGCTTCTGGCGATACTTACAACATCAACGAGACGATTCAGGCATACGGAGTAACGGATGATCTCTACGACCTGATTATCGACGCACAAGCAAGCTCTACCAGCTACAGCAATACATTGGTTAAGACGCCTGCTGCCAACTTCGGTACGGTCGTGAATGTCAGGCAGGGTAAAATAATCCTGCCATTCACCCAGAATGCAACAGTGGGTGACAGTGGGGTAACGGTAACGGTAGTCAGACAGCCTGACACCATCGCAGTGTAAGGGAGCAGAAGTGAAAGATAACATCGGTGAGACAGGGGTTAAGTCGGTACGCATCAACACTAAGCGCATCGAAGAATTGCCCCTTGGTCAGGGTAATCAGGCGAAGGAGCAGATTGCTGATGCTATCGAAACTGAGCGTCTTAATGCGGTAGCCGAGGTCCGGGCAAGGTATCCATCCCATCGGGTGGATTACCTTGTTGGCCGGATCAATGAGTGCGAAGAGAACAAGAATAGGATTAAGCGATTGCGCACGTCGCAGCTGGAGATGGTGACGGATTATCAACGTCACCTATCCAATTGCAGGATCAGAGATAAGTTGCTGGAAGCTCTGGAAGAAAACAAGGAGCGCATCAGTGATGAGATGTATAAGGAAGAGCGTAAGCGTGTGATGCGTGATTGGGGCTACTACCAGATAGATGGTCTTGAAGCACAGATCGTTCAATGCAATGAAGCAATAGAGCGATGCGAGGCCATCCTCGAACAGGAGAATGCTTCGATTAATGAGCATACGCACATCATTACGTTGTGTAAGCAAAGGGACAAAGAACTGGCGAAACTTGGGGAGAGCCATAAGGGTTCATGACCACGCGAAATGACATCGCTATCGACTACACGTTATCACCACGTATAGCTCGACTTGCTGCGCCAGAAACGAACCTGAGTCTTCAGGATTACGTGGACACACTGCGCGTGCTCGAAAGTCAGTTCAGGGCGATGTCGTATGATTACCTGATTAATGCATCAGGTAAGGAAGACCTTGGTGATGGAGTATTGGTTGGCATCACGGTTCAAGAGCAGAACCTGAAGCTGGCATTCGAAGCGAGGCGCACGCCAGCTATTGATGAGGGAGCAGTTACGACTGGCTCTGGTGCACCGAATGCCGTGAATAGGTATCAGTTTGTGGATACTGGTGCTAATTTTGTGACAGCAGGCGTGGACGCAGGCTCATTGGTGCTGAACTGGACTGACCGATCCATGGCTGATGTGGTCAGGGTTATTGATGCCAATACGCTGGAGATAGAAGCATTAGTTAATGGCACAGATAATCAGATGCAGGTAGCTGATGTGTATTCAGTCTTTAATATCGTTCAGGTGCGTGTATCAGCAGGTAACCTGACAGCTATTGACGACATGGACGCAGCCTTGAATGCAGTTTTGCCAACGGCATTTACACAAGTGGTGGTAGCACAAGCATCGCAATCTACCATCGTTAACTTGGCAAGCATTGAGACACAGCTGGACACCATCGAAGCCCAAACCACTGGGGCAGCGATAGGGTCTGGTGTTTGGGACGCGCTTATCAGCGCACACAGCGTTACAGGGTCATTTGGAGAGTTCGTCGTGCGCCGTTTATTGACGGTGGCGAAGTTCTTTGCGTTACGAACATGATAGCCAGTCAAGTCAACTTCGATTCATATCAGGCGCAGGGTTATTGGACCCAGATGCAGGCCATGGAGATGCGCAACGACTTACGCAAGTTTGTTGCCGAAGCATGGCACGTAGTGGAGCCGGGAAAGGAATTTAAGAGCGGCTGGCATATTGATGCCATTTGCGATCACCTGACCTACGTATCGCTTGGTGATATTGATGACCTGTGTATCAATATCCCACCAAGACATTCAAAATCAACAGTAGTTGCTGTGATGTGGCCAGCATGGGAGTGGATATGGCAACCGTCAACACAATGGCTGTTTGCAACGTATGCGAGCAGCCTGACACTCAGGGACAGCGTGAAGTGCCGCCGCTTAATACAATCGCCTTGGTATCAGGAGCATTTCGGGGAGAGCTTCATGTTGTCGAGCGACCTGAACCAGAAGGGACGCTTCGATAATAATTATTATGGATACCGACTCGCAACGTCAGTCGGTGGAACGGCAACAGGTGAGGGTGGTGATCGTATTGTTGTGGACGATGCGCACAACATGAAAGAAATTAACTCTGACACGATTCGTGGTGGAGTTATTGACTGGTGGCGAGACACCATGTCAACACGCGGCAACGATATGAAAAAACTCGGACGTGTGATTATCGCGCAGCGCGGTCACCACCAAGACCTTCCCGGTCATGTGTTATCTACTGGTGGGTGGGTGCACCTGAATCTTCCCGGTTATTTTGATCCAAAGAATCGTTGTGTAACACGAGCGAAGAAGGATTCGAATCGTATTGTTCCAGTACGTGATGATGGCATCTTTACCTTTGGTGATCACATCGAGCCGCTGGAGAAGAATCAAGTCATTTTTCGCGATCCACGTAAGCGTAAGAATGATCTGCTTCAAGAAGATCGCTTCGGTCATGAAGAGATGGCAAAGCTCTCGATGGAGCTGACAGAGCGTGGCTTTGAAGCACAGATTCAGCAGAACCCTTCCGCGAAGGGTGGCAACATTCTCAAAGAGCATCACTGGCGTGAGTGGAAAGATATTGAGTTACCACCAATTTCAATGATCGTGCAGTCTTATGACACGGCCTTTGAGGAAGAGGAAGAGAATGATTATTCGGCCCGTACCACGTGGGGCGTATTCGAGCATGAAGAATATCTTGACCCGAAACTGCCGTGGACTGCGAAGTTCAAAGGTCAAAAGCGACTCAGTATGATTATGCTGGAGCGCATGAATAAGCGTATGGAATTTCCTGAGCTGCGTGAGAATGCGATTGAGGCAGCGCAGCTATGGAAGCCGGATAAGGTGCTGGTGGAAAAGAAGGCATCAGGTCACTCTCTGGCACAAGAGTTGCGTCGCGCCGGATTACCGGTGGCTCGCATCAAGGTGACTGATTCCAAGTTTGTTCGAGCACATGCTGCGTCACTGGTTCTTGAGCGCGGTTGTGTTTGGTATGTGAAGCGTAAGTGGGCTGAAGAAGTGATCAAACAGTGCGGTGCTTTCCCAGCAGATGATCATGACGATATGGTAGATACGGTCACGATGGCTTTGCTGTGGCTTCGCAAGAAGTGGAGCGCAGACTTCCTTGATGACGACGATGACAACGACAACCTGATGAACCATGTGAACAAGCCAGTTCGCACTTACGGTGGCGTCAGAGGGGCAACATAATGGCAAGACGATCAGACGATATAGATTACGGACGCAGCCCTGAG